TACCTCCTTAAATTTTTTACTAATCAAGCTACTACACAAAACCAATAGATACGGATTATCTATTTTCCCTAATTTAAAAATATTTTACAAATTCCTTTCGTAAAAATTTAGATTAAACATTCACTTTATTAATAAAAAATTAAAAGAACCGATTTTTTCATTTTGTATCGGCTTCTTATACAAACTTTGTATATGTGAAATCATATCATATATATATTAAAATCTTCTTAATTTGAAGTAACATAAAAAAGAAATGAATCTTTTTTATTTTTAATCTTGACTTTTGTCAATATTATCAGATAATTTTATTTTTCCTTCACATATAGCAGCTACAACAGCCATAGCTCTAGAAAATATAGATGAGTATTTCATCTTTGGACTATCTTTATAAAATCTACACTTCTCTATCTCTTTATCTACAAGCTTAAACTTATCATTGATAAATAAATAACTATCTACACAAACAGTAAAGCACTCTTCACCTTTCCACTCTTCAAATGTTATCACTACTTCTGAAAACGATGTCAAATTCATCTTTTTATTTCGATACCCACAACCATCTGGTAAAATAATCATCAACGGATTATTCTCAAAATCTATCTTATTTGTAACTGTAATAACTTTTCCTTTAAATAATTCTAGTGTTGTTTCTATAAACTTTTCCATTTATCTGTTTAAATGTATTCTAAAAATAAATCTACAAACATAAAATAATCTAATTCTAAAAAAATAGTCGTTATATTTATCCATTGTATAATCAAACTTAAAAAATGGTAATCCATCTTTATTATCTGATTTTGCAAATTCAAAAGAAAATCCATATCCAAAAAATAATATTGTAAATATTTTTAATCTCATACTAAACTCCTACTAACTCTTTTATACCACTTATCAAAATCAATCTGATTAAGATTCTTATGTTCAAAAGCTTCCATATCATACTCCTCTGTTATATCACTCAATGGAACTACATTTATTGCATTTATCTCATCTGAAAAAGCAACATATCTTCCATCAATAACAATATCGTCTATTCCATACTGTCTACTTATCTCAGCCAACAAGTTCAACTGCTCCTGACTATCCAATAAAACTGCAACACCACTTTTTATGATACATTCATTTTTATCAACTTTTTGTAACTTTTTTAGTATGCTATTGCTCATTTATAAGTCCTAATTTATTTTCTTGAATTGTGTCAATGATTCTTATATTTTCAATACTATGTCTAAACTCGTGCCAATATAAAATATTCCAAATATTATTATTTAAAACAACTATTTGAAATATCATTGGTGAGGATTCTCTTAAAAAAGCTTCAATTTTTTCTTTATGTCCATCTAATGAACATTTATAAAATTCAAAAATACTTGATTCTAAATAAATATTTACACCATAAATATCAGTAATACCAACATCATTATGAATTGAATGATTTTTAAGTAGCATTTCTTTCCCTGATTTCAACTCAATCAACTTTCCATCTCTAATTAATGCACATTCGTCTTTTTCCCATTCATTTTTATTTTTACACCATACTTTAAATTTATTCATAATAATTTCCTTCCGTATTTTTCATAAAATAATCAACCATAGCTTTATACAAAACAGGCTTTTTCTTTTTCCAGTTATGTATAGTATTAAAGTGTACATCATAAAACTTTGCTAAGTTAGGTGCGGTTGGTTTCATTTTAAATTACCTCCGCAAAATGGACAAAATGAAAGTTTTACAATCTCTGATTTTTTTCTTCCATATTTAAAAGTAACAGCACCAATAAAGCTATCTTTCCAATTACTCATATGTACCATATTCACTGGTTCTATTTTTGAATCATACTTACTAAATAATTCACTTAGATTTTTGCATAATGTTATTTTTCCATTATTTATTTCACATTTCATAAACTTCTCCTTAATTTATTTAAAGAATGATATACCACATATTGTTAAAACTAACTTATATTGTTATTATTTTGAATTAAAATATCTCCTAACAAAATATCCTCTTAAAATACTAATAACAGTAAAATAAACAGTAATAATAAAATCAGTACCAAAACTTGTATGTATATCAAACACAGGAAAGATAACAACAACACTTATCAAACTAACCACAAAAACTATCATAGTTGATATGATAGTTTCGTACATACTTTGTCTTTTAGATTGTTTCATAAAAGTTTTGCCAATGCCATATGTCCTTCAAGCTGATACACATTTTGTATTTTGTGTGCTTTACAAAATATTGCAAATCCTCTAAGCCTTTGTTGTGCTTTAGGCTCTATTGTATTCCAATAGGTAAATTTTAAAAATACATTTTTTTCTTTTGTTTTTAACTTTTTAAAATAATCAACTAAATCTTTATTTAACTCTATCATCTTTTATCCTTTTTCATATTCTCATAACACTTATCACACATAACATCACCAATTTCATCTCTCCACTTTAAATCATCAACACAAACACACTTACAGCATACACTATTTAAAAACACTTTTTTCATATCTTTTTGTTTTCTTAGTAGTTCTTCAAAGTATGGTGAGTGTTTCATTAAAATAAACCACCATTTGTATTTCTATATCGAGAAGCTTCAATCTGTTTAAAAATCATCTCCATAACATTAACAGATATTGAATTTCCAGATTGTTTGTAAAGTTGTGAATTTGAAACTACAAACTTAAAATCATCAGGAAAATCTTGCAATCTGAAACATTCTCTTGGAGTTAGTTTTCTTATTCTAAACTCATTATCTAAAGTAAACAAATTATCATTGTTTGCTCTTAAACAAGCACTTTCAGTTAAACAAACTTTATTGTCTTGAAATCAACTATCACATTCGCAATAAAAAATATCTTTGTCGCTATTTACTATTTTTTCATAATCTCTCTCAAAATTTGACCTAACACTTGGTTTTATGTTTTTTGACACTTTTTCTTTTATATAAAATCCATCACCTGGTATTTTATAATAACCACTTATTAAACAATTAGAATATTCTGTTTCATTTGTTCCTCTGTTAATTTTTCTTGGATAATTTTCAAGCCAAATTACTTTTTCATTTGAAAAATAAAACTTCTCATCAACACTATCTTCTAAAATATCTTTTAATCTTTTTTCTAACTTCATTTTTGGTGCAAAACTAAAATTATAATAATGTTCTTTATTTTTAAATCCAACTAAAAAAATTCTCTCTCTATTTTGTGGCACTCCATAATCTTTAGTATTTAAAACTTCATAGTGACAAAAATATCCTAAATCTCTAAAAGCTTCGACAAACTCTTTTATAGTTTTACCTTTCTTATCCGATAACATACCTTTTACATTTTCATATATAAAAATAGGTGGTTGTACTTCTTTTATTATTCTAATGTACTGATAAATTAATATACCTTTTTGCCCATCAACTCAAGCTCTTAATCCAGCCGAACTAAAATCTTGACAAGGACTGCCACCTATTAATATATCAACTTTATCTTTGTATTTCGTTCCATCCATATCGTTAATGTCTTTATGAAAATGCTCATCTTCAATCTCATAGTTTGCTTTAAAACTTTCTCTTGCATATTTATCCCATTCACAAGCAAAAACTAAATCTAAATCATCATAAACTCTTTTTGCACCTTGCTCTGGCGAACCTATACCTGAAAATAATGTACCTATTCTCATTTTTTACCACCTTGTATAAGTTTTAACACTCTACTATCAATATAACTTTTTTGAGCCATAGGTATAGCTAAAGCACTTTTTTTCTTTTCAAGCGATAACTTAGTAACTATTTCATTTATTTGCTCTCCTAAAGCTCCTCTCATATTATTATTCATAAACATAAGTCTATGTCTATCTCCGATAAGTTTTAAAATTTTTCTTTCATTTTCATCAAACCAAACATTTAAAAATCTTGTCATCTGGTCTGAATCCAAATTCCAACAATTAAAATTTATATCATCAAAACAGTCAGTTGTTTTTCTAAATAATTTCTCTGAATATGTATAAACTCTTCTATTTTCAATATCATCAAGCCGAACAACAACTTTGCATTTATCTAAACCATCTTGTAACTTACTCAAAAAGTCAAACTTCTTACTTGCTAACACTTCTCTCATAAGTCCACCAAAATCAACAACACCACTTTCATCAATCATAACTTTTGCAACAGCAACTACATGAGCATCAAGACGAAAGTTCTGAATCAATGCAACCATAAAAGTTTCAATGTTCACATTCAATCCTTTCATATCTACTCAAACAATCTTCTAAACTTTTAAGAGTAGTGCCATACATTACATTTCTATTTTTAATTTTATCATAGTATCTAATAGCTTTTATAATATCTTTTTTTCTAATAGACCTATACTTCTTGACTGTATATTCCATAGTTTCACGATTCAACTTTCTAAGCTCTTTCCACTTAAGAGTAATACCAGCTTTTATCAATATCTGTCTAACAACAGCAGTATTTTGATAACCTTCATATAGTTCAATAAATGCTAACATTTTATCAATCCTAGTTTATTTTCTTGAATAGTGTCGATTATTTTAAATCTAGTTTTTTCTAAATTAAAATCACAAATTTTTGTATATCCACCACTTTCAAAAAAGTAAAATTCATACGCATAATTTCTCATTCTCACATAAGCTTTACTTTTTACTTCATCATCAAACTCAACAATACTACAATCAGCATATATCTTTTTACCATCAATATCTGTAAGTCCAATATAAAAAAATGGCTTGTAACTATCTTCATCCAAAAGTACACCATTTGAACTTCTTACTTTTCCATTTTCATCAATACATAAACCCTCATTTTCAATAAGTTCAACTTCTTTAACATCCCATACTATAAACTCATTCATTTCACACCTCCACTCTTTCAAAATCATATACAAACACATAAGGATTATAATTCCAACTATATCCTTTTTTAATCATAACTCTTTTAGGAGTTTTATTTTTAATGTCTCTTTTTACTCTATATTTTTGTGCTGCTTTATTCCATAGTTTTTCGTAAGCGTATTTTGCACTACTGTAGCATTCTTTACCATCAAAACTAAAAACATCTTTTTTTGTCATTAATTCGTATGGGTCATAATTTGTAAGATTGATTACTCCATCAGATAAACAATCATCATCACTAATATCTTTCAATTTTTCAACTCTTACATTTGTAACTTTTAAGAAGATACGAGCATCTTCTTTTTGCATATATGTAGATGGTTTCCATTTTATATTACAATCTTCATCACTAGCTTTGTATGTAACTCTTGAAATAGATGAACTATCATAATCAAACCACCAAGAAAATGTTTCTTTTACATAAAGAATATCACCAACTTGAAATTTAGAAAATCTTACAAAAGCATAATAAGTTTTATCTCCACCATTTTTTAGAAAAGAATCAATTAAGTAATTATCTTTAATATATTTTCTAAACTGTGTTTTCCTACCATCTAAAATAGCTTTAACCATTTCAGTATTAAATATTATCGATTTCATTTTGTACCTCCATCAAATTTTATTATCTTATTAAAAACTGTCATATTTGGCTCATATCTGTAATGAGATAAAACCTTACTTGGAAAATGCTCCCACTTTTCAAAGATAAATATATCTCTTGTAATATACTCAATAGCCAAACCAACACCAGCACTTCTACTTACTCCAGCTTCACAATTAATAAGAAACATAGAATCTTTATTTTTAATAATAAAATCATAAATATATTTTGCCTGTTCATCAGTAATTGGAACATAATTTCCTATAGGCTCTTCAACATCATAAAACTTCAAAAACAACTCATCTTTAAAGTATCCATTTGTTTTAATAAAATCTTTATGTGGGTCACTAATAGAAATAAAACATAAATCACTTGGTAAATTTAAAATATTATCATAATAATCAACATCAAAAGATTCAGCCTGTAACTCTTCTCTTCCAACTATCGCATAAATTCCATTTTGTTTAGTTATTCCAACAAACATCATTTTACACCTCCATCATCTCTACATAAATCAATAACAAATTTAGTAACATCATAACCCAACCCATTTGTACCAGTAAAACTCATAGCTTGAGTATTCATAGTATCAAACTTCTCTCTAAGCTTTTTACCTGATAGCACATTAGCAATCCAAAAACGACCTTTATCAGACGAATACATCCAATCAATACAATTCATCAAACTTTTCTTATCTCGTCCATCTAGCCTAATAGCTAACTCAATATCTCGTATCCAAGACTTGTTTTCTCTCTTGAATGTAGGATTGAAGTTTAAAATCTTAGCTAAGAGGTAATCTGCTACCTCTTTTGCTTCATCGTATGTTTTTGATATTTGAATTTCATTTACTTGACTATCTTCATCTATGACTTCAATTTCTAAATCATCATCGTTATTTTTTGATGAGGTAGGATTATCAGTATTTGATGAGGTTTGATGAGGTTTTTTTTGGTTTACTTTTTTAAGTGACGGTTCATTAAAAATAAGTGACGGTTCACATTCTAGTTCATCTCCCGTACTTTGGGTATATAGACCTAGTTCATCTACCGTACTTTGAGTTTTTTGTTTTAGTAGTTCATCTCCCGTACTTTGGCTTAATAAATCTTCAAAAATATTATAATCATCTTCATCTAATTTTTCAGCATTTATTGATGGATATAGCAAATATTTATTTGATGTTCTTCCTCCAGATTTTCTATTCCTATTTTTTTTAAGTAAATATCTTTTTTGTTCTAAAATAGATATGTTTGCAGATAGTGAACCTCTTGATATTCCAGTTTTTTCTATAATTGTGTTCCAAGATGGAAAACATACACCCTCATTATTTGCATTATCAGCAAGTGCTAACATAATAAGTTTCTGTACAGGCTTTAATGTTTTATCATCAAAAACATAAGTCATTTGTTTTAAGCTCATAAATACTCCTCTATATTTAAAATATATTTATGAGTTCCATCTTTATTTTTTAAATATGTAACATATCCAAACTTTTTAAGTTCAACCATACCTGATAAAACATAATCAATTCCACATTTATTTTCATTTGCTAACATTTGTAATGTTTTAGTATTTTCTTTTCCAAAAGTTAGCATATATAAAAATAAGCCTTTTGCCTTTAATGATATTCTATTATCACAAATAAAATTTTTTGAAATTTCAATTTTATTATCCATTTTATCTTTAGGAACGATGTATTTAGGGGAGTTTAAAGAAGTTGTCCAGACTCTTTTCTCGGCAAAGCCCTTTAAGAGATAGGAGAGTCTGGACGAAAAACCTATCTTTTAAAAAGCTCATAAAACAACGATGATTTTTAGTCGAATCGTTGTTTAAAGCAAAATTGTATCAAAAGTAAACTTATTTTTCACATCCATACAATCTTTTTCCTTTTTGGATTAAGTCTAAAAACTTTTTTGCATAAGGCAAAATTGGCTCTTCACACTCAACACTTGACTGAATATACCAATACTCTGCAATTTCCATATAGTAACAAGCAATATATCTATTTCCACTATCATCATGTAGTCTTGCACTATCTAAGTTCTTTTTTCCCTCTTTAAGTGTATATTGACACACACTTTCAGCACTTAAAACTACCACAAGTGATAATAATAACATTAGTTTTTTCATATTCTTACGCCTTTCAGTATATCTATACTAATTTTGCTTTTACTAAAGCAGTTTTATTATATTCACTCAGTATCTTTTCCCATTTTTCATCTTCTTTCTTTTGCTCTATTTTTGGAATAATAAAAGCATCAAGAAGAACATATGAAATAACAACTGTAATAAGAAATATTTCCATACTAGACTCCTTTCAATATATCTATACTATTTTACGATTTCTTCTATTTCTTTTATAATAGAATACAATGAATATTTATCTACATAATAGTAATTCTTTCCTCTACTATATATTGTTTTTAGAATTCGATCTTTAATACAATTTAGTTTATTTTTTAAAATATCAAACTCTTCTTTTTCTTTTTTTGTCATAATCAACTACTTTCAGCATAGTATATCTATACTATTTTGTTTATGTTTTTTATAGAAATTTTTGAATCATCATTGAAGCTATAAATAAAACAAGATGGAAACGGATAATCTTTAAATTCATAACGATAAACTTCGTCTAATTTAATAGTGTCACCAAACAAGCAAATACTATCAATTTTTTTATTAGAAAAAACATATTTACCTTTGGTTACTTTATATTTTTTATTTTCTATAATTACTCCATCTTCATAAAAGCTTCTAAAGATACATTCTAAAAAATAGGTTTTTCTTTTTAAGTTTGTTTCGGGGACATAGATGGTATTAAATACTTCACTGTTGATAGAGATAATAATAGAATCTATACCAGAAATGTAAGGAATTCTAATATATCTACAATCACCTATGTCGAAACTGCAGAGCTCATGTTCTTTGTGGCTAAACATAATATCAGACAAAATATGTTTCCCATTGTTTGCCTTCATCATATCGGCAAAGTGATACTTGTTTGCTATTTTTCCAAATGGCATCAATCTTCCAGTAGAAACTCCATGTTTTTTTGCGTTATGTTCTGATATATAACCAATTACCACATAGGATAAATCTATATAACTTTCCCCATCATCTATTTCTCTTATAAAGGCAATCTTGGCATTTGTAATTCTGCAAACCGCATATATCTTTACATCTTCTCCGTATTTTTTATGATACCTATTTGTAATAGGTATTGCGATAATATATTCTTTAATCTTCTCATCCTTTCAGTATATATTACTATTTTAATTTTCATTTCTAAAAAAATGGTGGCAAGTGCAACTATAAAATTTGGTGGCACTTGCAACTATGACTAAAATTGGATTTCGTCACCATCCACATCAACATTTATAACAGGAATATTATCGTCCATTGATGGTTGTTGATTTGCATACTCTTGATGTGTTTGTCCACCTGTGCCATTATTTGATTTCTGATAGTTCATAGGTTGCATTTGTTGTTCTTGTACTTTTTGTTGTACATCTAAAAACTTAAAAGTTTCAACTCTTAAACTATGTTTGCTTCTAGATGTTCCATCTTGTGCAGTCCAACTTTCTAAAACTAAACGACCTTCAAGCATAACTTTTGAACCTTTTTTACAATACTGATTTATTGTTTCAGCAGGTTTACCAAAAACATTAAAATCTAAAAAACAAATCTCTTCTTTTATGCTTCCATCTTGAGCTTTAAACTTATGCGATGTAGCTATAGCACTTTTTCCAATCGCAGCACCAGATGGAATATATCTTAACTCTATATCCCTTGTTAAATTTCCAATTAAAATTACTTTGTTATACATATTTTTCCCTTTATCCTATTTTTATTGTACAATTTTGATTATTATTAAAACTATCTTTTATAACTAAATCTTTAGGAACAAAACAATAGAAACACATTTCTCTTGACCTTAATCCAGTTTGTTCTCTTACAAGTTCTACAAGCTTACACTTACATTCTAATTTACATCTCATACAAGATACTTCTTCTCTAAATTCATTCATTTTTTTCTCCTAAATATTCATTATAAATCTTTTCAGCATATTCCAGCTGCAACTCTAAGCTAAAAGTATCTTTCCACTTCTTAGCATTACCGTGAGGAGATAAATCTCCATTTCTATGATGTAAACTACCACAAAGAGGTATAAGCCTTGTATGGTCTTTTTTATCAATACTTCTCATTTTTACATGATGCCACTCAATACCATCAAAGGTATTGTTTTTACCACATACAAAGCATACTATACCATCTCTTTGATGCAACCACTCCAAATACTCTTTATCTTCTTTTGAAACCAAACTTTTAACACTTTTTTTATTTATGCTATATTTTTTCTTTCCAAAAGTCGAAACCTTTTTAACATTTCCGTTTTTCCTCAACTGTTCCTCTTTGCTATACAATAATACCTCCTAAATTTAATTTCAATTCTAAAAAATTGGTGTGACATGCAACTATACATTATTTATTATTTCCATTATGTATTGTTCTATTTTTTCCATAGCATAACTTCCAATTTCATTTTTGTCAAGTTGATAACCTTCTTTAAAAACTTGTAATTGACAATGTACTCCAATATTATTTTTAAATCCTCTTTTTGTAACAAAAATACAATCAAAAGAGTATTTTATATCATTTATTATTATTTCTCTTCTCATACTAAACAATCTCTAAATAATTGTATCTAATAGAAAATTTACCAGTTCTAAAAAATGGTTGTAATACACTAGCTATATCAGCAGTTACAAAAACATTTTTTATACCATTGTTTATAGTCATACCTTGAGTTATTTCAACTCCATTTTTATCATAAGCTTTATCCATTTTATCTTCTATAAATTCATAATTTTTTTCCATCTTATCTTCCTTATTTTAATTTTATTTTCTAAAAATTAGTCGCAGTCGCAACTAGACACTTTTATCTTTTTTTATGATATTAAATCAACAAATATCATAACAATCTTCGTCTGCTTCAAAGTTTATTACAACATCTTGATAACCATTGAAAGTATTTTTTATTGATTCTGCACTAATAAAAGTTATAGTTTTATTTTTATAACTTTCTCTTAGTATATTTTCAAATTTTTCTTTATCAATTTGATTTAATTTTATAATTTCATTTTTATAAGAATAAAATTTTCGCTCTATCCAATCCTTGTCAATAATATTTTTTTCAATATCACTTCTTCGTACTAAGTTATCTAAATATACTCTGGTTATATCTTTTTTCATCTTATCTTCCTTATTTTAATTTCATTTTTTTCAAAGTGGTGGCTAGTGCAACTACGACTTATTAGCTATGTATGACTTATAGCTATAACTTTCTTGTATTTCTATTTGTTGTTCATAATTTGCTCGGCAACTTTGCATGGATGAGTTCCGTCTTGTGATAAAGCATTATTCCATCCATTACTGTATCCATTATAATTGTGCATATCCATTTCATAATCAGTTCTAAAATTACATTCAGATAATTTTCTAAATTTTAAACCATCCGATATTTCTAATGTTGATACATCAATTATTGAATCTTTAATTGGACTTATTGAAATTCCATCGTTTTTTATTTCATTTACATATTGAATTGCATAACCATTTTTTGAATAAAATAAAAATCCTTGTATATGCTCATCACTATTTATCTTTTTTGCTTTATAAATTGGTATATTTTCCATTTTTTCCACTTTATTAAAGTTTTATTTTTTTAATAAATCTAATATTTGTATCTGTTGTATCAAATACTGAGCCATCAAAAAGCTTTAATGCTAATCCTTCTCTTTTTGCAATAATTTTACCAATCTCTTCACCATGCAATTTATATTCAATTAAAACATAATCGCCTATTTTTAAGTTTTTAATTTTTGTACTTTTCATAATATTTTTTCCTTTTTTATTTTCATTTTTCAAAAATTGGTGGGATATTCCACTACAACTTTTTAATGTTTCTAACTTTATGCAGCCTGTACTTTGTTTCAAGCTTCAAACCTATATAAGTTCCAATTTGTGCATCAAAACTTATCTTATCCCCAGTAAAAAAATTTAAACTTTTAAACCTATGGCTATCATTAATCCACATATGCGAAATAACATCATCAAAACTTAATGAGCTTATATCTTCCAATAAAATCATTTTGCTTTTTGCATACCCACTCGAAACAGTAGTCTTTCTATATGTAGCAACAAAACTTAATTTGCTACCAACAAAGTCTTTTAATACTTTTCTATTCATTTTGTTAAAATATCCTTTTGGATATATAAGTCTCTTAAATCATCCCTTAACTTATCTTCCCTACTAAAAGAGATATTTATTTTTGTGCATCTCATTGAGTGACCAAATCCAATATTTCCAAATTGAGAAGTTTTTTTATTTCTTTCAACTCTTAAAGCTTCCTCTTTTTTAATTATAGCTTTCTCCAAAGATATAATATTTTTATATACTCTTGCCATTTTATTTTCCTTCTTTATTTATTTCTAATAACCTTTTAACTGTTTTTGAAGATAAAATTTGTTTTTCAATATCTTCATTATGTCGGATTACTACATTGTAAGTATTTAGTTTTATTAGTTGATAAAATCTAATACTAATAAAATTTGAATTATTAAATAATTCAACCATTTCGGATTCAGTTCCTTTTATTCTTAAGGTATTTTCCATCTTATTTTCTCCATTTCTTTTTCAATTTTCTAAATTTGGTGACACTAACAACTATACTACAAAAGTGTAAGTGCAACAGTTACTAATACTTATTTATTAAATCTATCTTTAAAAATAAGTAAATGATTGATAAGCTCATCTGTTTTATCAACTCCAAAACTAAAATAAGAAGATTCTTTATAATCCTTAATTTCGTTTGTTATATCTCGTATTTCGTCTTTAATGATATTTAACTCATTAACAATTTTTAGAATTCTATCATCCATTTTATCCACCTTATTATCAATATTATCAATCTCTTTGACTATCTCCGCTACTTCCAAAATATCTTGAGATATTTTTTTGTATCGTACTTTATTTACTTTACTAACCTTTTTTGCTATGTGTTTGTCTATTGTTTTTTGAGTTACTAACATAACTTAACCCTTCTTTTTTTATATCTAACTACATATTGAGGACAATTCAATCTATATTCTTTAAGTCTTTCTTTTATCTCTTTATAGCTTTCCTCGACTGTTTCCTGTTCCCATCCATCGCCCCATCCATAATTAATCAATAAAACAAATTCGTCTTTAGTTTTTCTTTTATAATTAGCCATAATTTACCCTTTAAATAATATCTTTTTTCATAGCCACAATAAAAGCAGCTACAAAGTTAAATACAATAATCCCACTTTCAACAGTTCCAAACTCCACCAAACCTAATAATATTAAATTTAGCACGATAACGAATAAGATAGATAAATCCATCAAATTTTCTTTTTTATGATTTAAAATCATTTTAAACTCCACTTTTTTATTTAGTTTACTTTTTACATAAACTTTATAAAGCCCACTATTTAAGATGGGCTTCTTAAAATTTATTTGATTTCGCTTATATCTTCAAGCATTGCATTACCTGCTTTAGTTTCATAATAGAAAGCCTCACAAATACAACCTTTATTTTTTAAATTCTCAATATTATAGCAATAAGAATAATCGCTTTTAGTAGTTATAACAACATCATCAATCATAACTAAAAATCTAGGGTTACCGTTTACACTACTATTTAATCTTTTTAAAACTTTTAAAGTTCCATTTACTTTTATACATTTATCTTTTTTCATACAATCCCCTTTAATCTTTTTTAATTAAGCTATTACAAAAAAGTAATAAACTTTATAAGATACACTTTTAAAATGTATCCTAAAAATTTATTTAACCTTTTTTAATTCTGTTTTTAAAATCTTCCATTACTGAAAAATCACCAAATAAATTTATATTATGATTCACGGCTATTAAATCACCGTTTACAATTTGAAATATAGCTTTATGGTTATCATAATATTTTTTTGAGTCGTAATACTTAACGGCTGAAATATGATTTTTCACGATTATTCTTTTATATTTATCAGATATAAAAATAAAATAACCCTCTAATAATTCAAAAGGACTTTTTATATTGTATGGATTTTCTACCATTAAAGAAAAAGTGCTAAAATGATTAATTAAATAATCATTAATATCATTATAAAAAGGCGGATTAAATTCAACAAAAGAATAATTTAATGCCGCCTCAAAATCGTGATTTGAAAATTCATAACCTATTTTATAGTTACATCCAGTGCCAGTGCTGCTATTTGGTTTATTAGCTCCGCTTAAATGATATCCGCTAAATTTATCAAACAATATACAAGCAAACTTATTATCTTTTGTGTAAGTGTCACCGATTACCGTATAACCTAAACCTAATAACCTTTTTTTTAGTGAATCTTCCATTTTGTCCGCCTTATGTTTTTTATTCTTTAAAAGATGTTTTGAATACCTTTTAAGTAATACAATTATATATACATAAACTTAAAACAATATAAATTTGAAGTGAAATAAAAAAGAATTTGAGAAAAAAGTAAAATAAAATTTTATCACTAAATCCTTATTTTATCGGTATTTGTTAAGTTTTTTTATCTGAAAAAAATACGATAGGTACTCCCAGCCAAAACAGGGAAAAATACTAGGGTTAATGCACTCCCGTACACTTTCAGTCGGGCTAATTTTTTATTGGATGTCCATCTGGTTTTGTGACAATAAACATAAAATGACAATAATCATAAAAATAAGGTGTTTTTAAACTAGCTTTACATACAATGACAATAATCATTTAAAGTGATTATGGACATTATGGACAATAGGGTAAAAAATGTATATTCACACAATAGAAAAAGCTTTATGTACACTAAAAGAAATTGAAGGATGTTGGAACATTACTTTTTCTGAAAAAAATAATAATGTATATCAAAATTACATAAGAAATCCAAAGAAAAATAAACAGTTTTTGATTATTGATATGGGTGCTTATTGTGTTTTGAATGATATAACTCCTGATATGCTGAAGATAGCTATAAAAAATGCAAAAGAGCTAGTATCAAATGCAAAAGGAAAAGAGTTTAGTGACAATAATGAAGTTGTTGTTATGACAAAAAAAGATTATGAAACATTTGAGTTATTTAAAAGCATGAAAGCTTTTACTGAGGCTAAGAAAAAATAATGGAAGTTATAGAATCTTACTTTATAAATTCAAAATTATATGTTTCTACAGCTTTTGTATGTGCATATTTTAATAAAAGTGAAAAGCAAGTAGGAAGATGGAAGGCTGCTGGTATGCCAGTAGTACAAAAAAAGCCAAAAGAACTTAATAAAGTTGGAAATTGGTATATTTTAGATGATGTTATACTTTGGGTAGATAAAAATATAAACAAAGTTAAATCAGGAAACAGTAGTAAGCCAAAAAGTATAGACGATGAAGATAAATCAGCAGAAGATATTATTTATAACGACAATCTAACTATAACAGAAAAAAGAAAAGCACTTCAAGCACTTGGTAAAAATAAACTTGATGAGCTAAACACAGCAGAGCAGATACTCGAAAGAGAAGCAAAAAATAAAGCTCACGATAAAAACTGGGTACGAAAAGAAAAACCAGCAGAATCTATAAAAGCACTTGCAAGGTCGTTTATCTCTTTGCTTAAAAATATGATGATTTCTATATCAAAAGATGGAGAAATGAAAAAACAAGATGAGCTTTATCATATTATTGACAAACTTATACATACTGAAATACAAAAGCTTCAAAGATTTTTACAGCAAGAAGGAAGCGATATTGATTTACATGAAGTATATGCCATTATGATTGATTTACACGAGAATGGTGTGTCTTTGAGCGATATAGCTAAAAAGATAAAGGAATTAGATGAGTAAGATATATTTATACAAAGGTGACTGTTTATGAAAATAATAATAATTAGCAACGATGATGGTAGATACTGTGAAGTAGAAGTTTGTAAAAGATATGGATATTGGTGGAAAAAAAGCAGAGAAATTTGTAGAAAACTAAATATTGAAGATTTTAACTCAGGTGTAGATTATTTTAGAGAAATCCCTTTTAAATTAGGTAAATGTATGAGTCAAAAACATCTTTCGAGATGGAATAAAAAACTGAAAATAAAAGAAAAATGGTAAAAAAAGAATAGAATTAAATTAAAGGAGAAAAAATGAAAGAAATTATAAAAATTACTATTTTAGGATACGGTTTTTATGTAACATACTTCCCTTATTGTGGGAAAAATGATGGTAGTTTAAATAGATATGGAATTAAAGCAAATTTGAAATTGAGTAACCCATGGTTATCTTTTATATTTAATTATAGATTGATTAATTTACACTTACGATTACATCCAAATAAATACAGCGATAATTAAAGGAAAAAGAAAATGACAATACCAGAATATATTATTGTTTTTTCGCTTGTCTCTATTATTGTGTTTTATATTTACAATATAATAGACATTGAATTTAGTGATTACATTAAGAGAAAATTTTACTTATGAGCATACTACCATTTGAGCCAGAAGGACTATTTAATGTACTAGATTGGACACCATTCATAAAAATGCAAGAGTGGATGGAAGAAAATATGATTATTCTTGATGGTGGAGACCAAGGGGCATTTAGCACTTGGAAGATGCCACATATGGAGAGAATATTTCAAGAGATAGATAAGCTTACAACAATACAGATTACTCTTATGAGTGCATCGCAAGTAGGAAAAACTCTTATGCTAGTATCTACTTTACTTAAAAGGCTAGATACTGACCCTGACAATACAATTTTAATGTTTCCAAAAGGAAATCAACTCAAAAGACTATACGACACAAAAGTAAAAGTATATGTAAATGGGTGTAATACAATTAATGCAAAACTTGAAAATTATGAAGATGAAGGAAAAAATAATCATCAAAGTAGTTATAGTAAAAAAATAGCAGGTGCAGTATGGAGTATAGTTGATACAAACAATGTAAAATCTACATCTGCAAAAACTTTAGGATGCGATGAAGTAGCAGATTTTCCTGTATCAAAATCAGGTCAAGCTATGGAGAGGCTAAAATCTTATGAGGGAAAAGGTGAATTATCATTTTTTACATCAACTCAACATCCTGAAAGAGGTGGAGATGATGAGATAAACCAACTTTACAACATTTCAGAAGTAAAAATGCAATATTGGGCTTATTGTGAAGAGTGTAAAGAGCATTATTACCCTGAGCCTGAAACACTTGTATATCCATCAGTAGAAGAGTGGAAAGAAGAAGTTGGACTCAACGAAGAACATATACCAGATGTAGTTTTACTAGCAAAATATGCTCCTTATGTAAGAAAAAATACAAAACTTCAATGTCCTCATTGTGGAAATAAAATTGACAATTCTCAAAGAAAAAAAATAATACTTGATAAAAAATTTGAGTGGATAGAAGTAGAACCAAACATCATAGATGAAAATGGACTTGTAACATCTTGGAAAAAAGTAGAAAAACAACTTGAAGATTATACATCCATAGCATTTGACATCAATACTTTGTGCATACAAGGGTTTGATATGGGTAAAATAGCTGAAAAAATAGTGCAAAATACATACGGAAAAAATAAAATAGCAGATTTACAAGCAACTTGGGTAGGTTATTTTAATCGTATTTATAAAACAAATATCAAAAAAAGAGAAGCAAATGACATACTTTTACTTACAAATGGACTTCCAAAAGGAATAATCCCTGAAAATACAGCAAAACTTTACTTTATAGCCGATACACAAAGAGACCATTTTTGGTGGATGGTTGTTGCAGTACAGTGGGGGAAAATATTTAATGTTATCGACCATGGAAAAGTTATGGAGTGGGAAACTCTCAAAGAGTTGGCATTTAGAAGTTGGAAAACTGTAGATGGTGGATATAAATATGCAGATAGAGCTACAGTAGATATGAGAGGGTATATGCAAAATGAAGAAAAAAATGCAGATGGAGATATTATCCAACAAAGAGTAAATACAACAGAAACAATCAAAGAACTTGTAGTAAAAGCAAACATAGAAGCAAGAGAAAATGGTTTTGCGAAAAGAGATGAACATTTTTTTATTGGAACTATGGGACAAGAAAAGCTTAGAATTACAGATAAAGAACTTGAGTTATCTACAAAAAGAGGAGAAAATCCAACAGGTGATATTTGTTTACTAAAAACTATAGAAGATAAGCAAAATCCTGAACTTACATACAAAGTGCTTCATATATCAAACTTGGCAGCAAAAACAGAGTTATTTCAAGCTATAAATGATAATATTGAGAACTTTAAACAGTTAGAAGAAGGGAAAAATCCTACATCAGTTTCAAATCTTTACTATATCAATGATGATATGGCAAAAGAAGGACTAAATAGAGCAAATCCAAGAGAAACTGATTTTGAAAAGATGCTTACAGCGGAAGTATTTGACTATGAAGTAAAAAATGGAAAAGCAAAAGGATATAAAACTTTTATCCAAATAAGAAAAAGAAATGACCAACTTGACAATAGTTCCACTGCATTTGCATTGGCTTCGCTTGATAATATTGGAATTGGATATGAGAAAGCACCTCTTTTCAATCCATTTGATTAAAATTTAAGGATAAAATATGACAAGAGAAGAACATAAAGAACAATGGAAAAATTATCATCCTCTTGATTTAGATGTTAATGATGTTATAGATAAAGTTTATGATGATTTTGAAAAAGAACAACAAAATAATTTAGAATCTGAACTTGCAAAAAGTATAGTAATTAATGGATTAAGAGATAAACTAAAAAAAGCTAAAAGCTACATAGTTGATTTAGAAAATCAGTTAAAAAACAAGCAAAACGGATGGATGAATAAGTAGTGGCAGTATTCTCATTTGTTGTACAGGCAAAAGGAAACCCTGTACCATACAAAAGAACTACTCAAAAAGCAAAGTGGACAGATACAGAGTACAAACGGTATCAAGAGTGGAAAAGTAAAGTTGTTGCTGAGTTTGTAAAAGAATTTAAAAAATTTCCGTATCAAATATTAAAGCAAAATGTAAAGTATTATGTAGAAATTGAAGTATTTTATATGAACAAAGCTCATGGAGATACTGATAATGTTTTTAAAGGAATACTTGATGCAATATTTGCAAAACCACTTAATGATAAGTATGTTTGTGGCTCTATGGATTACTTTTATGATGCAGATAATCCAAGAGTTGAAATAGTAATTTTAGAACAGTGTTGATTTTAAAAGTTTTTTAAGTTATAATTCTTGCAATAAATTTATTAAGGTATGATATGACAGTAGAAGAGCAACTTGCAGATTTAGAACTTTTAAGAACAGCATTATCTACAGCTATTCGTGAAAATGCACTATCTGGTACTATTTTATCAAATACTTCAAATGGCACAAAGATTGTATATGAGGGTGCTTCTGTAGCATACAATACTTTAAAAAAAATAGATGGAGAAATATCACAAATTAAAATATCTCTCACACACAACCTAAAATTAGGACAATAATATGGGATTTTTTAGCGACTTTTTCAAAAAATCAACACCTTTCAATATGAATATTACTCAAGGATACTTAAAAGATTCAGCACATCCTGAAAAAAAGAGAAGAAGCTACACAGAAACAAACAAAGAGGCAAACACACTTAGACTTACAAACGATTTAGTATCAAGTTACAACAAAGTAGTAGTTGCTGGTGTAGTTGGTACAGGTTTATCACAACAATTCAAATCAAAATATGAAGAGTTAAACATTCAAGTTGAGGAGTGGCTAGAGTTTTGTTCAGAAAAAGGAAATGCAGACATTACAAAAGAGTTTTATAGAGAATCACTTGAAAGATTGGCTACAAGTGAACTAGCTATAAAAGGTGGATTTATTATAAGATACCATTGGGATGAAAGCCTTGAAACACTTTTTGCACCTGAACTTCTCAGTATGGATACAGTAGATAGAACTAAAAATAACTTTGATACTGGACTTTTTTCAGGTGTTCAAATAAATAACTTAGGACAAATTACTGGTATTTGGATATACACTACTCCAAGCAGAAATGAAAGTGTATTTGTAGAAAAATCACACTTTGACTTTTGTATTTTAAAACTTGACCCACATCAATATGGAAATATATCTCCATTAAGTGCTATTATGAGCAGATTGGATGGATTTGATGATTATAACTCATCTGAAATAGATGGAGCAAAAGAGAGAACTAAAAAATCTATAATTATGGCTTCTCCAGCTGCAAACAGAATACTTGATGTTATGAGAGAATGGCTAGAGAGTAAAAATTTACTTCCACAAGATAAAGAAAGATATGCACAAGAGTATAAAAAAGCACTTCAAAGTTATACAACACCAGGCATTCACGATTCAGCTATTGTAACACTTGAAGGAACACAAGTATTTGATTTACAAAAAAGTGGAACATCAGTATTTTCATCTATAAGTGAAAATTCAAAACAAACTATAGCAAAAGGCTTAGGATACTCAGCAGGAAGTGTAGCAGGTATCCCAGAACATTCTTATAACTCAGCTTTAAAATCAGCTCAAGACGAAGAGAGTCAAAATGCAATCTTTGGACAAGACATAATCTCTATATTTAAGATAGTATATAGAAAATACATCGAAGCAGGTGTAATACTTGGTGAGTTAGATATACCAGACTACTTTCAAAATAAAAGAAAATACAATCGTTATCTAAAACTTACTAGAAAAATAAGAGGTCATATCGACCCACTAAAACAAGTAAATGCAGATGGAGCAGAAATAGAGTACGGGCTAGAATCTACAATACAAAAACTAGCAAATAAAAATAGAGACTACTTAGATGTTATTCAAGATGAGGTACAGTATGAACTAGCTAGAAAAACAGCATATGAACAAGCTGGTCTTTCATATATACAAAAAGGTACAGAAAAAATAGCTATCGAACAAGCAAAAAAAGAACTTCAAGTGCAAGAGCAAGAAAATGAAAAAAATGTATAATTGTTCTATGTGGAACATTACGAAAAATGTGATATAATAAACGAAAAGGAAAAACGATGAGAGGTAATTATTTTAAGCAATTTGTTCTAGGTCAGCCAATGATGCTTACAAATTCAGCTTCAAAAGCTTTAGAGGAAATATTAAACAGTGAAATACCAAAAATTCAAGATGGTATTGAAACAGCTAATAACTCAGTTAAGTATTCAACTATTCAAGATATAGCAATTATATCTATAGATGGTGGAATGTATAAGAAAAATATGAGTGCTATGTGTATAAGTGTTGCTTCATATGATGTTATTGTAAAATATATAGATAAAGCAGAAGATGATAATAGCATAAATACTATTTTATTTAGAGTTGATACTCCAGGTGGTTTTGTAGCTGGTGCAGATGAAGTTAGAGAAAGAATTTATACTTCTCCAAAAAAAACAATAACACTATTTGAAAATCTTGGAGCTAGTGGTGGAATGTGGGTTTTTACAGCTTCTGATGAGTTATTTGCAACACCAGTTACAGACTTAGGCTCTATTGGCGTTAAGGTAGCTTTTGAATTAGATGATGATAGTAAAACAATAACAATCGTTTCAAAAAATGCAAAAAATAAAACTTGTAATATGAATGAAGGATGTGCTGATAGAATACAATCAAAAATTAATGAAACAGAAGATGAATTTTTTAGAGTAATGGAGGAAAATACTGGATTTAATAAAGAATCATTAGTTGAGCTTTTTAATGAGGGTGATACTATAAAAGCAGAGATAGCACAAAAGGCTGGTTTTATTAAGGAAGTTTTACATTTTAAACCTTTAATTAATAGATTAACTAAATCAAAATTGGTCGTCAATACGGCAGTGCCAACAGCTCAAATGAGCGATAAACCTGCGGAAATAAACCAAAAAGGAGAAACTATGTTTAAAGATAGTGATGAATACAAACAACTTGTAGCTTCTCACGAAGAGCAGGTTATGTCGGCAAAATCAACTTATGAAAATTCTTTGAAAGAAGAAAAAGCAAAGTTTGATGTATTTATGAAAGAGTTACCAGAAATTGTAGCTATGGGTATGTCTATGAATGCAAGTAAAGAAACTATGATTTCTATGGTTACGGCAGGTAGCCTTATAAGTGCAAAAGTAGTAGTTGCTGATAGTATGCAAAGCAAAGGTGCTTTTAGAGCTAAGGTTGATGATGAAGACAAAAAAGACGAATCATCTAAAAAAGAAAAAGAAGTTGAAGCGAGAGCAAAAGCACTCGGTGTACAATTCATTAAATAAGGGGTAAATTATGACTTTTGAAAACTTATTTGTAGCTGGTGGTCGTTTTGAACACGATGGCGGTGATATTGAAACTATTGTTGTTCCAGCAAATAGTACAATAGTAAGAGGTACAGTTCTAGGTAGAGCAACATCTACAAGTAAATATGCAACTGGTAATACAGTTTCATATACAACTACAGGTGCTACACAAACTGTAACTACAGCAGTTGGTCAAGTTGTTTCTTTTGCAGTAGCATCAGGTTCAACTGGTACAGGTACTGTAGGAAACTATTATCAAGCATTAACTGTTCAGTCTAGTATTAACTTAGATACTGTAACATTTGCAACAGACACAACAAATTGGAAAAATTTAGGTGCAGTATCTGGTAGTGAAACTACAGTTGCAGTTTTAGCAGAAGATGCAGTAAATTCAACATCTTCAGTAGCTGATGTAAAAGCAGTTGTTTATAAAACTGGAACATTTAACAGTTTAGGTGTAACTTTTGGTAATGGAAAAACAGTTGCTAACACAAAAAATGACTTACATAATGTAAGCATTGAAATCACACTTGGAGTTGCATAATGGAAGATTTAAACGAAGTAATCATAGCAGGTCTTGAGCAAACTAAAGCTGCTAAAACTGGTCTTGAAGAATTAGTATTTGGTAATGCACCAGAAGAAACATTTGATACTGAAACTGTATCTGTAGATATATTTGATGGAACTAGAGGTGTATCAAAATATACAGCTAGAAAATCAAAAGGTCAAACTATTGGACTTGAGGGATGGACTACTGTACAAGTTACACCACCACTTATTGATGAAAAGTTTGTAGTAACTGCACAAGATTTGAAAAAAAGAAATTTTGGTGAAGGAAATATCAATACACCTGCTGGAGATAAATTCCAAACTATCGTAAACAGACAACTTACAAGATTTAAAAACAGAAAACAAATGACTTACAACAAACAAGTAAGAGATTTGATTACTACTGGTAAATTAGTAATTGCTGAGTATGATGATAAAGGTAGTGTAAAAGCTACAAGAGAAGAAAACTTCCAAATACCATCTTCACATATTTATACTGTAGGTACTGCTTGGAATAATGGTGATGCTGACATTTGGGCTGATATGAGAGCTATTGATGAGCTTATCATTAAAGATAGTGGACTTTCTCCCGATAGAGCAATCGTTGGAAAACTTACTATTACTGATATGTTAGGAAATGCAAAAATTCAAAACTTGCTTTTAAATCCAAGAATTGAATTTGGAGATGCTTTCAAAGAAATAAGAAGCAATGGTCTTATCTATTGGGGTATGCTTGATGGTAAAGAAATTTATGAGTTTATTGACTTTGATGAGAGTGGAAACTCTATCATACCTGCATCTGCTTATATCCCATTTGCTTCAACTGCTGAACTTGATATTTACTATGGTTCACAAGATGTTATCGATGCAAGTGGAAATCCTGCTGTTGTTGAGTCTAAAGAAGTTATAATCGAATCAGTAGATAAAGATGCTGTTGCTAAGTCTTGGCAATTCAAGTCAGCTAAAATGTATGCACTTACACAATCTGCTGCATTTGGTCACTTGACTACAAGATAAGGAGTTAATTATGATTTACTTAGTAAATTTTCCTAGTCAAGATGCAGTTAAAGGGCAAGAGTTTCTAGGAGACTCTTCTCTTGAAGCTGAATTGGTTAAAAGAGGAATTATCGGAAACGGAGAGCCTACTGTTGCAAAAAGTGAAGAAGTTGAAATATTTACTGCTGAAATTAAGTCTTTAAAAGCTAAATTGGTTGCAAAAAGTGAAGAAGTTGAAACATTAAAGTCTATAGTTGAAGAAGCTATTGCTAGTGCAAAAGGCACTGTTCCAGAATCATACAAAGCATATCTTGGTGATAAAAATGTATGAAGTAACAAAAGATTTTAACCATGGTAAAGCATCGTATAAAGTTGGAGATAAAATATCTGTAAGCGATGAAGCTTACAAAGTTTTAAAAGATAACTTGAAGCCTGTTGTAAAAAAATCATCAAAAAAAGAAGAGTAGTATAGATGTCACCAAAAGATTTAATGAAAAAAACAATACTTGCAGAAGCTACAAGGTCATCTACTGATTTTGAAGAAGTTATGCACAGAAAAGTGTTGAGAAAAGCTAAAATCGAATATGGTGACTTTAGACAAGTAAAAAAAGATACTCTTGATGGGAAGCAAATAGAGGATGAAATATCTTTTTTAGATATGATTACTCCTTTTGTTGCTCGTGGCGATGATATTACTTATGATGGTGTTACTTACAATGTTGAGTATTTTGTTCCTGTTGTAGCTGGTGTATTTAAAGTGTTTGCTATAAAATCTATAAGACTTAACTCTTCAAAAAGTGTAAAGGTTAGATGATGACAGCTAGTGCTGAACATTACTCAAATGTTTCACGAAGTTTAATACCTATATATGAAGCACATTGGGAAACTGGAAATGAAGTAAACTCTAAAAGTGCTGCTGCTATTACAAAGCAAACAAGATATGTTTTAGAGGGAAATAAAACCCATTGGCATATAGAAGTTAAAGATGGAAAGAGAAGATTTGTTTACAAAGATATTACACGACCTTTTGGAGATGTAATTAAAAGAGATGGTACTTTTGCAAAATTTAATCTTAGCAACACTATACAGTTTAGAACTTACGGAGCAAAAGGTATCACAATGGTAGCTACAAATATGCCTGGCGGACAAACTGAAATAAGAGAAAATGGTAAAATAGTAAGCACTAAAAAAGTAGATAAAGTTGGTAGAGGAAGTATAGACATACTTCAAAAACTTAACTTTGGACTTGATGAAGAATCTGAAACTATAAAAGGTATTGGAAGTGGAATACATTGGTTTAATCAATCTAGCCACGAGCCTTTTAAAGGAAAACATACAAAAGGTACATACTTTATAGAAGAGGGAAGAAGAAATGCTATGGGTCAAGTACACAAGTATATCACTCAAGGATTCAAAGAAGGAATTGAGAGAAGAGAAAAATCAATGGCACAAGTTAAAACAGTAAGGGTAGCATAATGACACAAGCAGAAACTATTACAAATGCGATAGCTAAGATTATTTTAGAAGATAGTGATATTCAAGCATTTTGTCAATCAAAATTCGATAAAATACTCACTGGAGAAGATAATCTTATCGTGATAGATAGCTTAGTTACAGCAGAGAAGCCAACATTTACAGTAGTGAAGTTACCAGAGCAACACAACTTCAATGAAGGCACAAATGATGGGTATAAAAGCCAATGGAGAATACTTGTATCTTTCTTTGGTGAGTTTGGTACTATACAAGAAGATGATACTTCTTTTGTGATACCAACTGGTACAAAAGTAGATGTAAATGGTGTTACGACATATACACCATCTGACACTATGAGGATTATCGCAAGAAAATCAGCAGATGCAATCTATAAAAAAATAGGTTGTAGTGTTCAAGGTGTTTTATTGAGAACAGCGAATATAGATGCAGAAGATTATTATGATGCAGTTAGCGGTGAGGTCAAATCATATCTTCAACTTGACCTTTATGAAAAAAGTACAATGTACAATTAGGAGTTAATATGGCAGTAGCAGAAAACACACAGTACAGAGGTAAACAAATTCTAATCGGTAGAATGAATGACCTTAATACAACAACAAGAGTTGCTTCAAAAGCAATAGATGTTTCAAGATTTGTAACAGCTTTTACGGTTGATGACAAGCCACAAAAAGAAACAGTTGATTTGATAGCAAATGGTGGACAACAAGCATCAGACATCGTAGGAAGCAGAAAATACTCAGGTAATCTTGATATTAATGTAGCTACAGGATTGATGATAGCTTTAATTTCAGGAACTTATGGAAGTGCTACACAAACAGCTACAACAGCATCAGTTTGGGCTTTATCAACTTTGACAGTTAAAGATGAAGTAAAAAAACTTTCAGGTGGAAAATATATAGTAGCACAAAATGCTGGTACAACAGGATTAACAGAACCTGTAATTACTGGTAAATCAGATTATGATAACTTATTAGTTGATGGAGATGTTATTTGGAAGCTTAGAGATAATCTTTATACTTCAACAGCACACACATCAGGATTTTGTACCGATAAATTCTTTATCATTGAGAGAGTTCAAGAGGGATGTGGTAGTTCAAATGTATTTGATACTATTATGGAAAATGTTGAAATGACAAGTTTTAACTTCTCTAAAGCAGATGGTACAATCGGTGTAAAACAATCTATTCCTCTTATGGCTACAAAATCAAGAAGAAGCAGCGAGTTAGATTTCGAAGATATAACAGTAACTTCAACATTTACTCCAAGAGATATTACATATATCAATGATGACTGTACAATCAGAGTAGATGGTGCAAAATATGGAACACTTCATAATTTCTCACTTAACTATACTAGAAATGTAAGTATGTTAGATAGTACAGAACCAAAAGAGCAAATTGTAAAAGTAAACTCTCCAACATTTAGTGGTGAAGCAGTTATTGAACTTGACCCAGTAGAGTACGAAGTTTTACTAAAACAAGATGTAAAAGCAGTTGCTATCACTATGACAAAAGGTGATGGTGAAAAAGTAAGTGTTAGTGTTCCAACAGTAACATTTGATGAGCCAGAGATTCAAACAAATGGTAATGAGCCTAGACTTTTAAAAGCTATGTTAAAACCAACAGGTAGTGCATCTCAAGCTATGGCAACTTGGACAATCCAAACAGCAACAGCTTGGTCACTGTAAGTATATAGGGTATTGCTTTTGCCTTTAGGCAATGCCCTATCTGATTATAAAGGCAAACACAATTTATCATAAAGGCAAAAATATGAAACCAGAAACAAAAGAAGTATTATTGAAATTAGAAAAAACAGTTGAAAATATGAGCGAAAGCCAACAAGCTATATTCACAGAATTAGCACCATTAGTAACAGAAAACGAATCTATCTTTGAAAACTTGATAGAAAAAATAAATGAAGAGAAAAATAGAGTAATGCCAGAAGTTCTTGCTGAAAAGCTTAAAACTATTGGAAACAATCCACTAGAAGAACCAAAGCTACATAAAATACAAGAAGAATTATCAAAAAAATTACTTGCAGGTGAAATTAGTAACGAAGATGCACTTTTAGATTTGCTAGAGGGTGTTTACACAATAGAAGAGCTTGATGCTATGCCAAACTTAAACATCAAAGACCTTTTAACATTTGCAAGTGAAGTATCAAATAAAGTTTTCTTATTTACTTATGAAGATGAGAAAAAAAATGAAACAATAAAAGAGATACCGTCTCAAAATGAACTTTTACCGCTTACATATACAAATAAAAAAGCGATAAGAGATATGCTAAAATCAAATCAAAAAGTGATTTCAGCTATACAAAAAAGCTACAGAAATGCTCAAACTATGACAGAAGAAGAGTTAAATAAATCATCTGAGGATATAAAAGCATACACAGAGCAATTAGAAGAGCAAAAACAGAAAGTTCTTAGCATGAGTAACCTTGATGTTTCAAGTATGTCTGATTGGGAGAAAAATCTTCTTTACAAAAAGCTAGTTGATAATGCAAATGGTTCATACACTCCACCAGTGGGAAAGAAATAGGGTCACTTATATCGTGGCACTACTCTAACGAAAGGCAGGAAGCTATAAAAAGGATTCGACAAGATGAAAGTTTTGGAATAAACACAAGCTCACACGAATACTATGAAAAGCGACCAACAATTTTAAAAGCACTTCAACCTCCATCCATATCAGAGATAGCTGATGAGGTGTATAGATTTATAGTAAAAGCTTCAATCTATACTATAGATAAAGGTGTAGGAATGGGTTTGGATGTAGCTATAGCACCAGATATTTTAAAAGTAAACGAACTTGGAAAAGAAAAAGGTATTGACATCTTTCTCTTCGAAGAGTATATGGATGACTTTGTATCTATCAAGTCAAAATTAGAACAAAAAAAGGATTAAATTATGAGCTTTTCGAATGAAATAAAAACCATACTTAAGATAGACGGTAAAGATTGGGAAAAGTCCATAAAGTCCATTTCAGAAGCGGAGAAGTCTTATTTTAAAGAATCAACTGAAAACATAGATAAGCTTATTCATAGTAAAGAAGAACTTGCAAAAATTGAAGCTGAACATAGAAAAAAAATAATTACATTAAATAAAGAAATTAAAGAATCAGAAAAACAACTAGCAAAAGATATATCATCAAATAATACAGAAAAAATAAAACAAACAAAAGAATTAATAGACTCAAAGAAAAAAGATTTAGATATTTCAATAAAATCAATAGACCAAAAAAGAGCTGAGGTAAAAAATACTCAAATAACAATAGAACAAATAAATAGATATAAAAAATTATTAGACGAAACAAAAAATTCACTTCAACAATTACACGGTCAAGAATCAAAAAGACAAAGTACACAAGAAAAAGATATTGCAAATATGAAAGAGCAATATGATAATACATACAAACTTACATCAGCACAAGTAAAATACAACGAAGCAAAAAAACGACTTGATGGTATGCTTACATCAGGTGCTATATCACAAGACCAATACAATAAAGGACTAGCAACAGAAGGAAAACTTCTCAAAGAAAATAAAAGTAGCTATGAAACAGCTACAAATGCAGTAGTAAGACATCTTAGACAAGTAGAAACTCTTATAGTGTCTTACTATATGCTAAAAGGTGCTTGGGATTCTACTATTGGAGTTGGTATAAATGTAAATAGAACAATAGAGTCAAATACTCAAGGTATAGCAGCACTTATAACAGCAAATACAAGAATGACAACATCAACAGGTCAAGCAGTAACAAATCAACAAAAATTCGCTATGTCACAAAGTATAGCAGCTGAAACAATGAAAAAAATAAAAACAGCTGCTATTGATACAGCTGGTACATTTGAAGATTTAATTATGATTTTTCAACAAGCTACAGGACAAACTTTATCTATGGGTAACTCTATGGGTGGAAGCATAAAAGAGATAATAGATAACACTATCCAACTATCAAAAAGAATGGCTAATATCGCTGGAGCTATAGGTATGCCACTAGATAGAGTTAGAGAGGAAGTTCGTTCTTTACTATCAGGAAATGCCTCTACAGACTCTCTTATATCTACTATGCTTTTTGGAAGTCCATCACAAGCAAATCAAGCTATGGAAAAAGCAAAAGCAAGTGGTAAAGATGGAGTAAAAAAACTTCTCGATGAAATGTTAGCACCATTTGATGTTCTTGAAGGACTTATGACATACGACATACAATTTAACCGTATGAAAGATGCTTATCAGTCTCTAGCTGCTACAACAACAAAACCTATTTTCGATGGATTAACAAAAAGTTTTGCAAGTGTAGCAAACTATTTAACTCCACAAAAAATAGATGCAATAGCAAATGGTTTTGAAGATGTTGGAAATGCAGTAGCTGCAATAGTACCTCCACTTGTGCAAGTTGCTACTTATCTAGCACTTGTTAAAGGTGGAATGTTAGTATGGAAAAATGCTCTTCCACTAATAGAATCGGCTACTATTGGAATAGTTGATTTTGCAAGAGGAACTATTGACGCAGAAACAGGATTAAATAAAACTGGAACAGCATTTGGTAGGCTAAATGAAACATTCAAAAAAAATGCACCCATGTTAGCTATTATAGCTGCTTATGAAGCTTATAACTTTTTAATAGGAGATACATTAGATAAAGAGAAAAGACTTCACGATGCAACAAGCTTAAAACTTGAAGATATTAAAAAACTTTCTTTAGCACAAGCACAAACTGGATTAGCAGATATAAATGTAGGTTTATCTGAAATGATAAAAGAAAGAGATGCTATCGGAAAACAAATAATGTCAGGAACATTTGGAAAACAAAATGCAGTAGGAGAATGGACTGATTTTGGAAAGCTATCAAAAGAAGAAATATTTAGACTACAATCTCAACAAGACACAATTCAAGCTCAAATAGATGGAATGTATAAAACAAAAGAGCTATATGTAGCAGCAGTAAATGTAGCAAGTGGAATACAAACAACAGCAAAAGCATTTGGTGAATTAATGACAGAAGGAAGTGCATCAAAAACACTAATTGGGTTATTAGATAAATATAAAGCACCACTTACTCAAGCACAAGCATTACAATCACAAATAAAAGAACTTCAAGACAGTATAAAATTAACAGAAAAAGAATCAAAAGATAAAACACTAGATACCAAATCAAAAAATATGAAACTTCAACTCGTATCAGAGGGTGAAAAAAGAGTACAAGCATTACAAAAAGAACTAGCAGAGATAAACAAAAAAGAATCAACAAAAGCATCATCTATACTAAATACGGAAGAGAAGAAAGAGCATAACATTGAACTTCAAAGATTAGATTTTGAAACACAACAAGAAATAACAAAAAATGCTATAGAGGCATTTAATAAAATAGATAATCTTGACAAAATAAAATTTGAAAATGCAGAAATAAGACAACTTGAAAGAAATGTTTTAGTAGAAAATGGATTAAAAAAACAACTTGAATCAGCAGAGATGATAACAGATAAAGATGAAAAAGAAAATGCAATATATATAGCAAAAGAAGCATTGCTAAAAAATCAAGCATCATATTACGACATAATATTAAAACTTTCAGAAAAACAAAATGATGCAGATGAAAAGTCATTACAGATAGAGGAAAAAAGAAAAGCTGATATAAATAGCCTTATTGGAAAATATACTATTAAAAAGCAAGATGATGAGCTTGGACTCAAAGAAAGATTAGATGCAAATAAAGCAATATTTGAAGATTCAATAGCAAATTTATCAAGTATAACAGAAGAAGAAAAGAAAAAACTTGATGAGGTATTTGAAAAATCACAAGAAAGATTTAAAAATGAAAATCTGATAAAACAATACAAAGAAGATATGACTATAGACATAAAATTAAATGGTTTTGATGAGGTATCAAACTCTATAGCTTCTATCACAAATGGTTTCGTAGATATGAATAACTCTCTTGTAGAATACAATAGCACAATGTATGATGTTAGTAAATCAGATAAAGATAGAGCTAAAGCACAACAAAAATACTCTACAGATACAGTTGGTGCTTATGGAAATATGGCAGGTGCTTTAGGTTCATTCTATAAAGAAGGTTCTACACAAGCTAAAAACTTCCAAAAAGTACAACAAGCAATGTATATGGCACAAATGGCAATGCAGATGTCAGCACTTATGACACAAACAGCAACTTCAACAGCTTCTTTAGCACTTATGGGAGCTGAGACAACTGTAGCTGGAACATTAGCAGTAGCAAAACAAGCTGGAGCAGGTGACCCATACACAGCATTTGCTAGAGTTGCAGCTATGACAGCACTTTTAGCATCGTTTGGTATCATTGTTGGTGGAGCATTAGGTGGTGGAGATAAAACATCTACATCATACGATACTCTAAGTGATATTACAGCAAATACAGGTACTGGTACAGTTTTAGGAGATGCAGAACAAGGAAGTAACTCTATAGCTAACTCTTTAGAGATTTTATCTGAATTAGCAAAACCTGAACACAATCTTTTATCTCAGATGAACAAATCACTTATTTCTATTGATAATAAGATAGGTGGAGTAACTACAATGTTACTTAGAAATGCTGGATATGCTTTAGGGGAAGGATATACAAATACATCAACTGGATGGAATAATAAAGTTGGTATAGGTTCAACTGCTGGTGGTGTTGGAGGTGCTTTAGCTTTAGGTACAGGACTTGAATTAAGTGGTATGAGTATTGCTAGTGCTGGTGGTATTGGAACTTCTGCTATCGCAGCTATGCCTTGGGTTGCAGGTGCTTTAGTAGCCGATAAACTTTTACTTGATGGTGCTATAACTGGTGCTATTTCAAAAACAGTTGGAAAAATAAGCGGTGGATTATTTGGTAAATCATCCACATCACAATCACTAACAGATAGTGGTTTATTATTCGGTGAACAACTTATCACAAAAGCTAAAGAAGATTTTGAAGGTTCAGCATATCAAACTATAGCTACAACTGTAAGTAAAAAATCTTGGTTTAAATCATCATCTTCTACATCGTATGCAACATATACAGAAGGAATGGATGAAGAGATAAGAAATCAGTTTGAGTTGATTTTAAATAATATGTATGACACTGTAGTTTCTACTGGAGATATGCTTTTAGATTCAAAAGACACTATAGTAAGCAGACTTGATGACTTTGTAGTAAATCTTGGGAAAATATCATTAAAAGGTAAGTCAGGTGCTGAAATGCAACAGCTTATATCAGATGTTTTTGGAAAAACAATGGATGAGATGGTTGCAGATGCTTATGGTACAACTTTAAATGCTTTCCAACAAGTAGGAGAAACTTTATCACAAACACTTTCAAGGGTTGCAGTAGGTATATCAGAATCAGAATACTACATAAAAAGACTTGGTACTGCATTTCAAGATGTTAGTTACTTGGATATTATGGAAACTCAAGGTACTGTAGGATTTGAAGCACTAAGACAATCTATAGAAAAAACAGACGAATCTATTTATGGTATGGATAACGGTCTAGTAAAACTTATTGAAAGCCTTAGTGGTACTACAGAAGAGCTATACTCTACATATACAACACTTAATGAGTTACGAAGTCAAATAAGCTTTTTAGGTCAAGATATAAGTGGATTAACTTCGAGTATGCTTCTTGGTGCTGGTGGACTTGAAGCATTGCAAGATGGAATGACATCTTATTTTGAAAACTTTTTAACAGAGCAAGAAAAATCAATTTACGGTACAAACTCTATTACAAAAGAATTTGAAAAGTTAAATCTACTTCTACCAAATGGTAAAGATGGATTTGTAAACCTAGTAAACTCTATAGACATAACAACTGCATCAGGACAAGAGTTGTATGGAAGATTATTATTATTATCAGATGGATTTGCAGAAGCCACTAAAAATGCTAAAGAGATGTTAAGCACTCAGATGTCAGTTGAACTCGATATGGCAGAACTTCAAAGAAAGCTAGTAGAAGAACAAATATCTACATTAGAAGTAGCAACAGATAAAGTTCAAAAACTTTCAGATGCTTTTGGAAGTATGAGCGATTCAATACAAGATACAATATCAAATCTATTAGGAAATACACAAGAAGGTCAAAGCCAATCAAGACTTATTCAAGACTTTTGGTCGAAAATGGAAGATGTAAATAAACTTAGAGCAAAAGGTATATCAAATCTTACAGAAACAGAATCAACAAGACTTCAAGGTTTAGTAGGAGATATTCAATCTTTATCTACAAATATTCAATCATCTCAATTTGGAGATAATTCAGGTATTACAAAAAGCCTTGTATCAGAACTTGATGGATTAAAAAACAATCTTGATTTTGATAATAAAACAATCAAAGCTCAAATAGTCGATATAAATGGAAATGTTATAGGTGTAGCTGAGGAAACTGGTATTATAAGTTCTCTTGTTGAACAACTAAAAACATACAATAAAAACATAGAATCTCAACTAAATATAGATAAAACACTTACATTTGAAGATTTTAAAGCTGGTGGACTTCTTGGAACACCTGATGAGATAGCATTTAGACAATCTTTTCAAGCACAAGATTTTAGTACATTCAATGATGAGTTAAGCGACTTAAGAACAAATCTATCTTATTTATCTCTTAGTACAACTGATACTGCTAAGTTTTTAGATGATTTATCAAGAACTGATAGTGTAGGATTTGAAAATATAATAGAATTTTTTAAATCAACTGGAGGAGCAACATCTGATATAAATCAAGCATATATTCTTCAACAACAAAAAGAAAATGAAATAAGTAAATCATTATTTTCTGTAGAACAAAATGAAATATTAAAAAATATACTTTCAGGAACTGCAGAAGATTTAAAAGATTTTGCAGAAAGTTTTAATATTTATGGAGATGAAAACTATTGGCAAAAATTTAAAGATATGCAAACAGTAGCAAACTCTAAATTTTTCAAAGAAGCTCTTGGAGAAAATTTAATAAATGACACTATACAAGAAACATCAGATGTAATATACACAATAGCAAATGCAAATAGTATGAAAAAATATGGAGACAGTGCTTTTCTTTCAAATTTACAATCAAATGAAATAAAAGAAAGCGAATATGATGCTTTTATTAGGCTATTTAAAATTGCATCTGGAAAAGATATACCAACAGGTGCTAGTTGGGCTGAATATAATAATTTATGGTTTACAACATCAGGAATAAAAGATACTCTTGAAAATACTCAATCAATGCTTTTAGGAAAAATGATAAATTCTTTTACAGGAAATACTATAGAAGAACTACCATCATTCGCAAAAGGAACATCATATCTTCCAAACGATATGGTAATACAAGCACATCAAAGCGAAATGATAATTGACCCACAAAGCTCAGATGTACTTAGAAAATACGGAATAAAAGTAAATACTCAAACACCTGCAAATAATTTTGATTCTAAAGAAAATAAAGGTATAATTGAGGCTATAAACAAACAAACAGAAGAAATTAAAAATCTTAATAGTAGATTAGATAAAATTGATTCAAATACAAAAAATACTTACGATAGTTTAGAAAGTGCAAAAACATCAAGAGCATTTAAGACAAAGGTAGCATAGTGAAATATTTTTTCCCAGAAAGTATAGTCATAACAGATAGTGACATAGGCATATATGAAAATGCAGATGGAACTATAAACTCACCTTGGTTAAAATCAGAAAAAATAAATGGATATGGAGCTATACGACAATATAATAATAAACGATATATGTCACTTAGAAAAATTGAAGATTTAGTTACATATATTTGGCAAGATTCTGACCCATTAAATAAATATGCAATAAAAACATCAGACGATTCAACATCAAACGGAACAGCAATACCAATAGTAAATGGTGTAACAACAGTATATGTAGTATCAAATGAAAAATACTATAAAGCAAAAACAACAGGAACTGTAGATTTTACATCAGAGTCGTATCTTACCCCTGCAAATTTCAATGAAGTAACAGATGGTTCGTTACGATATAAGTATTTTAATCCTGAAAATAGAGATGAAAGCTCTCTTTATTGGGAATACAAAGGTGTATCAAACTACTCAGCTTCAACATCAAAAGCAATAAATAGATACTCAACAAAAAATGCAGATAGTTTTTATCAAGAATTTATAGTAAAAGGTGCAAATATATGTGTACTATATAATGTTGTAGCAACAACAGTAACTGTAGATATAAGAAATAATGTAACAAACGAACTTTTACAACCAATATATGAAGTAGATGCTACAAGTAGAAATTATACATCTGTAAGAGAATTTCTTGATTCATCTCAAGAGCCAACAAACTATAAAAGAAAAATTATACTTAGACCAAACTTTTATAATCTTGGAGAAATGAAAGTAAGGTTTACATTTGAAAATACACTTGAAAATCCAAGAATAGGTGAAATTTTAATAGGTAGAATAGCAGACGGAGGAATAACACTAGATGGTGTAGAAAATCCAACTGAATCAGATATTGAAATAATAAAAAACGAAGCTGGAGAGTATGAAATAGATGGAGAAGGAGATGAAACAAGAGTATGGAGGTCGATGAGGTTAAATATAAAAATACCAACACCAACATACAATATATATTCTCAAGCAACAAAAAAGATAATAAGCAATAAGATGGTAATATTAGGCGAAAATACGGAAGATGGAATATATGAATCGCTTATACTTTTTGGTATAGCAACAAATGCTTCACCTACACTTGTTTCAAATTCAACACTATCAGATTTAAACATAAACTTTAGAGAAATAAATTCAGGAGAAAATTAATGGCAGTAACCCCAATATCACAAACAATAACACAATATCCAGCAGATAAACTTATAGTAGTAGGTCAGCAAAATGAACCTGAAAATATAGAGTATATTGCAAGTGCAGATGGACTTCCTAGAACATCAACTGAAATAAATACTTTAGTAGGTCAATTAAACACTTCTATAGGTCAAATTAATACATCTGTTTCTGAGGTAAATACAAATGCACAAACAGCAACAACAAAGGCAAATGAAGCAAGTGCTAGTGCAACTGCAAGTGCTTCATCTGCAAATGTTACAGGATGGGTAAGTGTAAATACATACACTTTAGGACAAAATGTATTTAGTCAAATAAACTATCAAACATATAGAAGAAAAACAGTAGGTGCAGGTACTACAGACCCAGCAAACGATAGCACTAACTGGGAAGCTTTAAAAAGTCCTTTAGCTTTAAATACAAAAGACTACTTTGCTATTAGCGGACAGGTAAATAAAAATGCTAGAACATCATTCTACACATTTACAGACACAACACCTAATAACTTAAATGTTAGTGCTAGTGATTGGTACTTTAAATCATTGAATAAAACTGTATCAACAATAGGTAGAAGTATTACATTTCCTACAGCTCCAACTGGTACTAATTTGGTTAGTAATGGTACTTTTGATAGTGATACTAGTGGATGGAGCAAAGGAGCTAACAGTACAATTAGTGTTATTTCAGGAGAGCTTAGTGTATCTATTGTTGCTACTGAGTCATTTTATCAGCTAGATAAGCTAATAATTGGTAAAAAGTATATAATAGAATATAAGTTAGTAAGCAAAACATCAGGCACTTTAAAACTATGGAATAACGGTGCTTGGTTATTGTTACCACAAAGTGTTGGGTATAATAGATTTGAATTTACTGCACTAACTACTAGCATTGTTATTGGTAATGAATTAGGTACAACTTTAGTTGCAACATTAGACAACATCGCAGTATTCGTAGCAACAGACTTGCTAAGATACGACAATCTATTACTAAGAGATGATGGTACATATTTCATAACACAAACAGAACAAAACCAATACATTACAATGGATACTATGCTTAACTATACAAGTTTACTATATAGTGTAGATACTGGTGTAAGTACTGGTACAAGTGTAACTATGACTTATGATATGACTAATGAGTGTTACAATGGTAGTGATGGTAGAAAGTATATAACCGTAGGTAGTACAGCTAGATTTAATCAAGGTGCTTATCATCCAGTGTTTAATAGTGGTGGTACTATGGCATTACAATCCACTACAAATAGTTCCTATGCGAGAATATGGCATGACACTATAGCTGGTGGACCTAACGGTATAGCAAAAGTTCCAAGTAATATAGCTAATTGTTTTGATGCAGTTAATTATCTACCTATCAATAATGCTTCTGGCTATGGCACTGGAGCATACTCTGGGAATGGTGATAATGCAGGTTATTGGAGTGGTTCGACTGATATTATTGGTAATACTAGACCTGACTCCAAATTCTACGACATAATCTACAACGAACTATTCATCGACCAAAGATGGAGAGCTGAGTACATAGATGGTACTAAAGAAAGAACTACCATTGAGAGAGATAAAGACATTAGTGCTAGTCAATATGCTGATTTTGTTGGTAGTGCTAAACTTGAAACTTATGCAAATCCTACAAGTAAAACTAAAAAAAGATATATTCAAGGAATAACTCACGAGTACATAAGAGAAAGTAATTTAAGATATGGAAGTAATCAATTCTTTGATAATGATATTATTAATATAGATGATTGGGCTACTGCTATAAGTGCTTTAGATGGTGGTGGAACTATAAGCGGAGTTGCACAGTATATAAAAGAAGATGATACAACTGCAATAACTGAAACAGATGTAACAGTAAAACTAAGAAGCAAAGCTATATCGTCTTATGGTATGCTAACACTAAGCGGATCAACTTGGACTCCAACAACTCCAACACTCGATACAACAAATGACATTATTCCAGTTGCGAAAAGTAGTGGAAATGTTGTTATTATAAATTACAAAGCCTACAACAACAATCTAGCTCCAATAGCTAATAGTAGAGTAATAGGTGGAAGTGCTGGTGTTAGTGATGTATGGGCTGGTAATAGTTATATAAAGACATACTCTGGTGTAGTTAGTGGACTTATTAATAAAGTACCTACGCTTGATATACCAAGTCCAAACACACTAAGCACAAATACTCCTATTAAATTTATAAACTTTGAAGATGAGTCTGTTGCAAAAATACATCCAATTAGGAGTAATACTACGCACGACACAATAGCACTATATGGTTCAACATCACCAGCAGTTAAAACATTTAGTTACTTAACACAAAGTAAAAGAGCTAAACAAGTGTATGTATTTAGTGAAATGAAATACGATGGTACTGACTTTGGCGATGATAATACATTCAGAATAACCGATAATACGAGTACATTCACAAACTTGAATGGAGTTATTTGTTTATATGGACAAAAGGGGAGGTTAGTAGATGGACGAATTAAAGAGTAATCTAACAGTAGAGTATGTAAACTCTCTGCTAGATTATAACAAAGAAACTGGTGTGTTTACTTGGAATAAAATAGCAGGAAATAGGCTAGACAGAGTAGGTAAAATTGCAGGGACTAAGCACCCACTGGGATATAGACAGATACTAATTGGTAAAAAACTATATCAAGAGCACTTACTAGCTTGGTTTGTAACATATGGAGAGTTCCCAAATGAGTACATAGACCATATCAACCATACAAGAGATGATAATAGGATTGAAAATCTAAGAGTTGTAACAAGAACAGAAAACCATAAAAATAAGTCTATATACAAAACTAGTACTACGAATGTTCACGGTGTTAATTGGTATAAACAAACAAATAGATGGAAAGCTGTAATAGTTGTAGATTCAAAGAAGATTCACTTAGGCTACTTTACTGATTTCAGTGAAGCAGTTGAGGCTAGAAAACAAGCAGAGATTAAGTATAAGTTCCACGAAAATCACGGAAGAAAGGTAGCATAGATGATTAATATACTAAAACCAAATGGAGCTATTGTTCATAGAAATAGAATGATGGCTGACTACACAGAAGTAATAGTCGCTAAAGCTAAAGAGCAATGGCTAAAAGATATGAAAGCTGAATATGATGGATTGTATCCTAAGTATAGAGATGAAACATACGAAGAGTATTTATTAAAGATTGTTGATGAAAGACTTAGACTATCAGAAATTGAATATAACACTCTAAGTAAAACAAAGATAGAAATAGAATACGACCATATATTCGATTCTTGGTTGTTAGAAACTGAAGTTATTGAACCAGCAGTTGAAGAAGTTAAAAATGAGTATGGTATGATTGAAACACCATCTAAACCAGAAGCAACTAAACTACTAAGAGAGTTTTTAGTTCCTACTGTTACAGAAGATGATTTAGATACATATCTTAAATCAAGATGTTCTGAAATTAGAGCTGTAACATATGCACCAATAGGAGAGCAACTTGATATGATGTACAAAGATATGTTAGATGGAGGAACTAGATTTAAAGACCATATTTCATTTGTCAAAGAGAGCATACCAAAATGATAAGCAAACAAGTAATAAAAGATAACTTATTAGTAATAGCTATTCTATTTGCTTTACTGTTTGCTTTGAATTTAAAAGCTGAAAATTATTCAAGCTTTAACATAAAAGCTGGTAGCAAAGTATCACATATAGCTAAAGGTGAATGGAATGAAGATAATAGATTACTAGGTATAGAGTATCAATTTAATGATAACTTTATTGTTGAGTACAGTGAGTTTGTCAATAGCTATGATAAAGATACAAAGTTTACTATGGCTACTGGACAAATATTACCTATTAAGTATAAATCTATAAATGCTGGTGTAGGTATTAGTTTAGGACATCAAGATGGTTATTGTCATAAAGATTGGATGACTAGAAGATGTAAAGATGGTATGGATGATACAAGCTTTATAGCATTACCATTCTTAGTTTTAGAGATAGATAATGTAATTATTAGATATACTTACATACCAAATGCAGTAGAAATTATGACATTTGGATTTAAAGCAGTGGAGTTTTAGATGGGAATCAATAGAGGTAAAGCAGTAAATAAGCTAAAGATATATGCCTCTATATTCATTATATTTGTTTCTTTGCTTAGTGATATTATATTACTGAATATAGTTGAAAGCTGTAAAAGACAACAAGCTAGATGTAATATAGAACATAGTCTTACTTGTTTTAAAAGATATGAATCTAATAATGGTTCATTAGACATCAATGGTATTAGACAATGTATTGACAATCAAAGAACATCACTGACTGGTGATATGTACTTACTAGATATGAAAGATTTATTATTTGTTTATGACCCATCTAATGATGTGCCTAAGAATGAAAAGTTATACTTTACAAAAGAAAGTGTAGGTAAATACTTTAGTGAGTGGAACACTGCATCTAATGCACTTACACATATAACAAGCGGTAATAGTAGTAATGAGTATTCAAGAGTATCTTATAACTTTGATTGTTCAACTGAGTGGTTAGAATATTCTCCATATATTACACTTGATGGTAGTTATTATGTTCTTGTACAGGGTACTAAAAAAGATGAGTCTATTGAACTATTTAATCATTATAGACTATTTATTGGATTATCTGTATTCGTATATGTACTATGGCTAATATCAACATCATTTGTAGTAAAAAGGAGAGATGATGCACGACATACTAGTGATTGCTATTGGGGCTAAGGATTTAATACTAGGTATGTTTGGTGGTATGATAGCTTACTTGTTTGACTATAGTAAAGCAAAGAGAAATGGTGATATAGAGTTTGTATTTATATATAGCTCTTTATTCATCAATATAGCCCTTGGAGCTTTTGTTGGATATATAGCAGGAACTATGTTTGATACAGATATGCAGTATAGGGATGCTATAATAGCTTTTAGTGGTGTAAGTGCTTACAACATACTTCTACTAACAGAGAATAGATTTGCTACATATATTGTAAATAAAATATTAGGAGATAAAAAGTGAGTAATGTTGATATAATGTTTATAGGTGCAATAGCTATATTTGTAGTTGTTTGAGTTTTGTTTATAAAACAAATAATTTTTAAAGGATAAAAGATGATTGAAAATGTAAATGAGTTTATAAGTGTAGTTATAGTTGTTTTAGGTGCGTTTCAAACGGTTATAGTATATTTGTTACCACCTGAAAAAGCGGAAAAGTTTAATATTGTTGGAAAAGTTTTAGATTTTCTAGTTAAAACAAAAAGTGGATTAAGTCCAAAACAAGATGGAACTACTAAGTAAAGTACTTGAGCTAATAAAACAGTTAGCTCCATTTATTACTGGTTTTTTTATAGCAAAACAAGATACTAAAATAGATAAATTGGAGGAAGAAGTTGAAACTCTTAAAGAATTTGATAAAATTGATAGCACTATCGTCAATGATGTTTATGATAGTGGGATGTTCTCAAAATAGTTGTAACTATCCAACTTTTCCTACTACTACAAAAGAAGTAGGAAAAAAGATACAATCTTTACACGATAAAGATGTAGATAGTTGGATGGTAGAGCTGTATAAATTAAAATTGAAATTGGAGATGAATAGATGACAAATGACGGATTAAAAAGAGTATATGAAGATATGTGTGATGTTGATTTTATGCCAAAAGAAAAAACATTGAATATAGTCAAAAATGTTAAAAAATTCGGCACAAAAAGACTTTTGAAAATTGCTAAAAAACAACTAAATTCAAAACAAATCTTGGCTAGTTAAAATTATAGCAAAAATATATTAAAGGACTTATTGTGAACACAAAAAAAATGATTCAAATACTTTTTCCAAAAACAAAAAATGTAGATGAAGTAGTTACTATACTACATAATCATACAAACTTTGGAACAAATACAAATCAAAGAATGGCACACTTTTTAGCACAAGTAAGAGAAGAGGTAGGTGCAGAGTTTAATCCTGTATCTGAGAATCTAAACTATTCAGAAGATGCAGCTAAAAAACTATTTAAAAGTATGACACCTGAACTAGCTGAAAAATATGCAAGAGATGAAGATACTCCAGTAGCAAATCAAGTAGCAATAGCAAATATAGTATATGCAAATAGACTTGGAAATGGTGAAGCTGATACTGATAAAGATGGAAATCTTGATGAAGATGATGATGGTTGGAAATATAGAGGTGCTGGTGTTCTTCAAATTACAGGGAAAAGTAACTATATTGAAGTACAAAAAAGAATAGAAAAGTATGCACCTGGTACAACTATAAATATACTAAAAAATGATATTCATACCTTAGAAGGTGCAATACTTGCTGGACTAGCTTTTTGGATATGGAAAGACTTATATAAACTTGCAGATGCAGGAGTAATCGATAAAGATGTAGATAACATCACAAGTGTAATAAACAAGCACACAAACTCTTACAAAGAGAGACGAGAACACTTTAATAAAATAAAGCACTTAATATAATAATATCGTTTTACCAACATCAGTAAGAAGATATTAAAAATTTTATGATATAATTTTTTACTTAATTTTACAAAAGGAAAAATATGAGATGGCTTTAATATTAACAATAAAAAACAAAAGATAACATAAAAAGTATCTTTTTTAATTAAAATTTGATATAATTCACATAAGCACAAAGTTCCCAGTTTGTGTGGATTTTTTCATTGGACTATCTCCTTAGTCAAATAAATTTTTACAGTAAAATAAAAGCCACATTGATAAAATTCAGTGTGGCTTTTTGCATATTTAATGAAACTTTGTATATAATAAATCCGTAGGTAAAACTACAGTCGTGGCATCACTGAGCCGAAGAAGTAAAAAAGGTCATATATGAAACTATCTCAATACACAAACAAAATAAACGATATGGAAATAGCACTAGAAAAGCTAATGAAAGAAAGTAAAGAAGATATAGAGATAGCAAAAGCTAACAATGATGATGATTTAAAAGATATTTTAATGATGAGGTCAAGAGACTATGATGGAAGATATGATTTTAGTGAAGAGATGGTAGATGAGCTGATGAGGTAAACTCACCATCCTCTCATTTGCTCTATCATATATTTTAAGTGTGATATTTCATTGTCTTTTGTAAGATTTTGAGATATTAAGTCACTTATAGTTTCTGTTTTTCTTTCATTGAAGCTTTTTAAATTACTATTTTCAATTATAAGCATATTTTTTACTTCATTTATTTCATCTTTTCTTTGTATTAGTTCACTATGTTTTACTGTTAAATCTTTCCAATTTTGCATAGAGTTTTTCAAAGCTTCATTTAGCTTATTATTTTTCAAAGTTTCAGTTTCAACATCTTGCTCAAGTTTAAATATCTTATTTTTTAACTTTTTATATTCACTCATTTATTACCCTTTTCATTTTTTACATACCAGTCGTGTTTACGACACTTATTACTACAATAAACCTTATTACTTTTCTTTGTAACAAACTCTTCTTTACAACACTCACAAGCATATACAAATACTCCAACAATAGATGTGTTTGACACTACATTTCTTTTATCATCATAGTGTGACTTTTGACAGTGTTTACAATAACTCATTTTTCCAGTTGAAGTATATTTGTTGTTGCTATATTCTTCAAACGGATACCAATATTTACATTGCGAACAACGGAGTTTTTTAACTCCATTTATTGTTCTAACTTCTTTTTTTACATATTGCATATTATTTACCAGTTGAACCAAATCCACCATCACGAATAACATCGCTTTCATATCCCATCAAATAACCTTTATGTTCTTTAATTGTACATTGTGCTACTTTGTCGCCTTTGCTGATTAAAAATTCACAATCATCACTATCTATAGGAATAGTATAATTACATCCATTTTGCACAATCTCTTTTATTTGTACTGGATTATGTACAATCAATCCAATCTCATCAGGATAATCTAAATCAATAATACCTATGCCATTTGCTATTATTAATCCTTTAACTGCTAGTGAGCTTCTAAGTGCTACTTCTATGTAGTGGGATTTTAGAAAATGTTCAAATACAATATCAAGTCTGTTTTTTAACTCATCTCCAATTCTTTCTATTTTTTTATAATGATGTCCTAAGTGTGATATATCTAACATTTTCTTTAGTTGCTCAACATCAATCTTAACACCCAACTTAATAACCTTAGTTTCTCCAGCACCTATTATGCAATCTTCACGACTAAATAAATCTACATAAGCACTATATCTAGTACATCTTTTTGGTTCACATATTTTATCTAATACTTCAAACATCTTATTTTTCTCCTTATTTTTTAAATTTATCAGTATAGTATCTACTACACTCTAAACAACTATAGTCAATTAATTCATTTTTATCTTTTGCATCTTTGTGTATGCAACCATCACAAGATTTATTTTCAAAACTATCATATATTTTATCAATAAAATTAGATATTTGCGTACCATTTCCAATAATTCCTAGCCTTATTTTTTGAAATAAGTCGTTTTTTGCTTCATCTCTTAACATACAATTCCTCCTGTATAAAAACACAACATAGCATAAATGCTAATAATACCTATAATGAAAAGTATTCTTTTTTGTTTACTTTCCATCAAACAATCCTTTCAAACTTTTCAATTATTTTTAAATGTTCATCAAGATGTTTAGAATATGTAGAATTTTCATTTATAGAAAAATACATCATCTTCACATCCTCCCTATAGTGACCAAATAACAGCTTTGTGCGATGATGCTCAACTATATTTAGAAGATAGTCTAAAGTAAGTATAAGCAATATGCTTGGAGCTGTTTTTCTATCGTTAAACTCAATATCAAACTTTTTAAGCATATCTACTACTTTTTTAGCTTCACTCATACTATAAAGCTTTCGTTTTTTCTTGAACTCTTTTAGCATACTATTTGCAATCCGTAAAGGAACTCCATCAAGCGATTTATCATCCATATCGACAATCTCTTTTGAATAACCGCTTAATGTCATATACATAGCTTCGTGGAGTATATTTATCTCATTTAGTTCCTTGCTTAATTTACTTATTTCATCTCTTATAGTTTTTAAAAGATTATGATTATTTGCACTCATTTTTACTCCTTTTTTGCTTTTGTAAATACCATTAACTTAACATTTAAAGAAACATTTTCATTTTGTAAAACTCTTACTGTTTCTTGTAACTCTTCAAGTTGTTTTATTGCTTGTACAATTTCCATATTTGTTGGATTTTTGTCTTGCTTTCCATATTGCCAATTTTCAAGTATTTTAATAGCTTTTAAAGACATTTTCTCTTTTCCTTTTTTTATCTATTTCTCTTATTGTTACTTCGTATGTTTCTTTTTCCTTTAAATTAAACATATTAGCCATAATTCCAATTATTCCTCCATTATAAGGTTTTCCAGTTATTACTTTAATAATTTCACAATCTATGCTCTGTAGCTCTTCAAGTTCTAATATAGCTTCATCTATCCTTGTGTAATACTCAGACATTCCTCTTTGTTTCATAGCATCTTTGTACTCATTTAATACAGCTAAAGATTTTGTTATCATCATTTACTCCTCATTATTAATTATGTTTAAAATTTCTAAAAGATTTTTTTAACATTCTTTTGCATAATCCACAAGTCACATCACTTACTTTGTTTGTAAAAAAATCTTCATTTCCTTTTATCATCATAAAGCCAGTACATAGTTTTGTTTTTTCTGGTATTAGACCTTCATTTTCCCAAGCTTCATATGCTTCTTTTGAATCTCCTGCACTTTCTCCAATATAATGTACTTTCATCTTCTACTCCTCATCATTTCATTAGCTTCTTTTAAAAGCTGTTGCTCTTGTTTTGTTCCTATATACTTCTCTGTAAGATACTCTAAAGTCTTATTTTGAGAGTATATAGTCACACCTTGCTTTTTAACTTCACATCGTAAAAAGTATCCATAAAACAATAGATAAAAATTTACTATAAGTGATATAAAAAGTATTTTTTTCATTTTTTGTTCTTTAATAATACATAAAAAATATCAGCTACAAGTAAAAAAGTAGCCATAAATGTATAGAACCAAAGCTGAAAGTACCACATACTTGCAAGTTCAAATCCAATAGTTTTTAAATCAGGACTAGCTACAATATGTAAAATAAAAAAAATAACGAATAAAATTCCAGTAATACCAATAACACTTATTTTCATTTAAAAATCCTCCTAACTTCATCTTCTATAATAGTAAAAACATTATGCCCTATAGCACTTTTTTGTTTCAACTTTTCATCTTCTATAAACTTCATAAGCTCTTTTACTTTACACTCAAACTCATACTTCTCAGCTTCTAACTGTCTGATTATTTTTCCATTTTCCATATTATAAGTACCACCCAATAGCACCAAGTATATACAAAAGTATCACTTCAAGATTATTATAATATCCACGACCAAAAACCATTTTCTTTTTATCTTCATAAAAATTTCTAATTGTTTCCATTTTTTTCCTCCATATCAATTAAAAAATCAATAATATGTCTGCACTTTTTGTAATCCATTAGCCTACTATCTCCACTTTTACTTCTAAGTATTCTTTTTATAATATCACACTCCCAATAATTCAAATGTGGGTGTGCTTCAAAAATATCCCAAGGTTGTATTTTCATTTGTGAATAGTTGGAAGTTCCTATATTATAAGATTTAACATCTTCACAACTTGACTTCGTTTTTTGCTCATCATATCTTTCAAGTGTAATATCATCAAGATTATGCAATTTTAAATCCTCATGTTTATACCAAATAAAATTTTCAAGCTCATATTTTCCATCAGATATATCATAATCAATAATTTCAAGTGCTTTATTATATATAGATAACTGCTCAGGATTTACTCCAGTAACAATATCTCCAACTTTAAACTTTCTTTCACAAGATGACTTCGTTTTTAAATTAAAATTCTTTCCACTTTTATGTTCTTCATAAGTAAGCTCTTTATCTTCTATCAAAAAAGCACCATCTCCAAGTAGGTGTAAACATTCATTTTTCATTTTATTTTTTCTCCTCTAATAATTCAGGATTTTCGTATATGTTTCCGATAACTTCTTTTTTATCAGTCCATCGTGCAACCAATCCACAAAATGACATATCCGTATGATAGTCTATCTTAAAATATGCAACAAACCTAGCTTCATAATTTTCGTATCCAATTATATGAATAAAATCTTCTCCGTCACTTGATGTTTGTTTTATAATGTCACAATCATAAATATCAACATCATTTTTATCTTTTAATCCTGTGTATTGAAACCTACATACTATTCTATAATCTTTTAAAAGTGGACTATCACTTATTTCATCAAACTGTAATCCTTGTTCAATATCACTTAAAGTAAAAACTTTGACAAATGAATGTTTACCATCTGTATATATATACTTAAATTTTATCTCTCTTTCCATATCACTCTCCTATCTCAAATAAATTTCCAGTAAGCTTATCAGCAACAGTAACTATCATAATCTCTTCAAGTATATCTCCATCTCTTGCTTCTATGTGTTTTTCTTCATATTCTCCGCTGAGGTGTACTCCTGAATTGCTTATGCTGAGGTCATAGTTTTTACCATTGTACTCTACTAAACATCCGTTTGTGAATATATTTCTATTTTTATCATATATTGTCATATTTTACTCCTGTTCTAAATTCTATAGACTTTACTAAATCTTCATATTTTTCAGATTCTTGTTCTTTAATCCATTCATACATAAAAAATATATAAGGCAATTTTTTAAAAAGTGCAAACCCATCAACAATTTTCATTCTATCATGAATAAAAATTCTATTTGAATTTTTATCTTCAATAGAAATAACTGTTGGAACTATTTTAAAATCAGAATTTTTATGCTCATATTTAAGTTTCATTTTTTACCTTTTTCTTCTTGTTTTTAAGAAAATCTTTTATCATTTTCTCTTCTTTTTTAGTATATGGACGAGTCATATTTTCCATCTCATCTTCTACAACAGTTTTTCTTTCAAACTTACAAGTAATATCATTATGGTCTAAAACTTCTTTATTTTGTTTAGTCTTTTTGTTCATTACTTATATACCACTCTATAGCTGCACGAATATAATCTTGTCTTGTTGTTGAGGAAAACTTGTCAGTTTTAACATTGAACTTATTACCTAGCTTCATATATTTTCTCATAGCTGTATGTATTACTAGATTCTTTGATACAATCTTTTTCTTACAAAAAATATCAAACTCTTCAAAAAGTTTAGCCTCAATCCATATACTAACATTTACAGATGCTTTACCTTTATTTGCAGGTAAATACTTTTTTGTAATATGCTTCTCGCTTCTACTATTATCCATTATTTTTCTCCTTTATGTTTTAAATATTCTTCAACACATTCTTTTACCATATTTGCTTGTAATAAAGTTTTACCACATTGATTTGTAATAGTAGCTATATCTTTTTCACTCCATTCTTTAAGTTTTTCACAAGATGACTTACTTTTTTCTTTATAAAAATCAACTGGAAGTTCTTTTTCTATATATCCACAATTAGTACATTGTATCTCCATATATTCATCTTCAAAACCAATTAAATTTCCTAAAGTATCATTTTTTTCTTCTTTTGGAATATGTCTAATATAAAATAATTCCATATTTCTAGCTCCATAACATTTTGGACACTTTTTCAGCGTTCCAAGCTTATTCATCTTTTCCATTTTATCTCCTATTTTTATATCTTCTTTTTTTGTTTTTGTGCCATTCATGAGATTTAACTACAATACAAAATACTTTTCTAAATTTTTTTAAATCAAATTTGCATTTAATTGTTCCTGCAATTGTTTTTTCATATTCAATTTTTTCTATTTGATTTAATATTGAAAAACTATCACTAACAAAACCACCAACAGTATTAATATAAATTTTCATTTTTACATACCTTTAAATTGTTCCACATAGAACATTAATCTTTATTATATGGAACTACTGCATTAACTGCACTTTTTACATCGCCTTTAAAGTCTATATCAGGAAGAATAGTTTGTGGTTTAAAAGTAACTCTATGATGATATAAATTAACATCAGCTGTTTGCATTTGTTCTGCAAAATAAGTAACATTATCACTTAATCCTAGAAAGTGTTTTTTGTATTGATTGCTTCCAATTTTACAAACAACTTCTAGCTGATTTGTTTGGTCAGTTATAGAGCATTTCCCTTCTATGGTTAGCATGTATTCACCAGTTATTCCATTGTAGAAAACTATTCTTCTATCTATTTCAAAATTATCAGCAGCTTTACTTAAATTGTGTGATGCCATTTCAGCATCATCATAACATCCACTTAAAAACAATGTTGCTAAAATAGCACTTAATAATATTTTTTTCATCTTTTTATCCTTTTTATTTTAATCTAAATTAGGCATATCAGCCTCACCATCTTTGATACTTTTTAAAATATCAGCATTTCTTTTATCTACATTACAATAGTGTGGAAACTCTAACTCTAAAAGTCTTATTGCTTCATCTCTATCAGCTAAATCAGCACTGCTCATACTATAGTTTAACTTTAAATCATCAAAGTCTTGTTTACACTCTACTTCTAAAAATCTTTCTTTTAGTTTTTGTATGTCTATCATTTTGACTTACCTCTAAAGAAATTTTTTCTATCTTTTTCTTTTAATTTTTCAAAAGCACTTTTTTCAATAAACTCTTTTTTTGATTTACAATAAAAATCCATATATGTTTTTTTATCCATTACCATTTTACTTTTTCCCAAAATTTACCTCCTTAAATTTTTTACTAATCAAGCTACTACACAAAACCAATAGATACGGATTATCTATTTTCCCTAATTTAAAAATATTTTACAAATTCCTTTCGTAAAAATTTAGATTAAACATTCACTTT